TCTTTGGTAAGGGTGACGAGATGTATATGCAAGGTAGAATATGGGTAGATCGTCAGGCGATACGTTTTCAAAAATGAATAACTAGATGCCGTATCGACTCAGCGGTAAAACTGTTCAGGTTAAGCGAGCGAGTGGCTGGAAGAAGCTTACCACCCATAAAACGGTGCAAGCAGCTAAACGACACCTGAAAGCTCTCCGTGCAAATGTTAAGTACTAAACTAAGGTGGAATGATGGCTAGTCTGTTGGGGCCGATTGCTACAGAAGAAACGCCAGAGGATGATCTGGCAGCAGAGATAAGACAAGATCCTCGCTATGATGCTGTTAGGCAGTTCATTATTGATCGGGAAGGCTGGCAGCCTAAAGGTACATGGGACGTAAATGCATATAGGGCCGGTTATGGTAGCGATACAATCACGCTCGAGGATGGTAGGGTTGTGCCCGTTACCAAGGGAATGTCCGTTACCGAAGAGGATGCTAATCGGGATATAGATAGAAGGCTGACTACCGAGTTCATGCCCAGGGCTAGAAACAGTATCAGTCCTCAAGTATATGATAGCCTGGATGCAGATACGTTAGCTGTGGTTACCTCGTTAGCCTACAATTTTGGTAGGATTCCACAGTCTGTGGTAGAGGCATTCAATACCGGCGATAAAGATGCAGTCGCAGATTCAATCGAGGGATTGAGATCCAGTAATCCTGGGTTGAACAAGCGCAGGCAGATTGAAGCGGACATGGTTAGAAATTCTCTATTCATGTCTCCAGATGCACAGCCTCAAGAGGAGTGGCAGGGTGTGCCCCATGTACTCACGCCAGGTATGCGTCGTACTAGGCGAAGGAGAGCATCGAGATCCTTACTGGGTGACAGGATAGATCCATTCGCATCACCAGATGTTGGTGGATTACTGGGGGGAAGGGTTATGGGTGGAGAGGATATGTCTATACCTGAAATGCTTAAGGCTTTTGCTAGTAAGGCTGACTCTGCGGTTACAAGCCCTCGACAGTTTTTCTTACCTTCGGGTACCAAATATGAATCGCTTCAAGACGAGTCGCTTCCTAGAATAGGATTGGAAATGTTAAAGGGAGGGGCACAAAATGTGGCCGGTAGTGTTGGTGCGCTAGGAAGAGGAATAAAGGGATTGGGTGAGGCTGCATTGTCGCAAGTTCCCGTCAAGTACAGGTTGAGCAACAAAACCGTTCAGGTTAGTGATGGCGATAGCTGGAGGGATATAGAAACCCATGATACGGTTGAGGCTGCTATGCAGCATCTATATGCCCTCAGATCAGAATCGAGAAAGAATGAATCGATGCCAACAGAATCGCCTCCTTTACTTGAAGGGGATACATTAACCTGGGAACAGGCAGAAGAAAATCTCAGAAATAAACGATTGGGACGGCAAAGGCGTGAACAAGAATTCATCATGGGTGGTGTTAACAAACTCCGTGGGCTTCTAGGTGGGGGCAGACGCGAAGCTGAACTCAGGAGACAAAGGCAATCCAGGGGATATTAGTCATAAATGATTGCTAGAATTCATGTTAATCAGCATCATATCAGGTATAACAAAAAAAATCCCGCAGAAACCAAACCAGTGCTGACGGTCAAGACATACAAAAGTAATAATTATACTGACGCGATTGAAATCGCAGGGCCATCAAAGGTCGTGTACTTACCCGAACAGCCTCTTTCATGTGGAGCAAAGGTTTGGATTGAATGCGCTCACGAAGATCTTATATATGAGAAATCTTGATGAACAGGTAACAGAGTATGGTCTTGAGAATGCGATCAGAATGGAACCGGCAGAAATGTACGATAGCTGCGTTATCGGGGTTCTGGAGAGATTCGGTCAGCCGTCTGTTCTTATTTATGATAAATCGAAAGTACTCGATAAGCTGATGGATGATGGTGCCGATTATGGAGAGGCACTCGAGTATTATGGATACAATCAGTTGGGTGCATGGTTCGGGGACGGGACTCCTGGTTTTCTTGTGAGACTTCCAGAATAGATGGATTTTGCCACATCGATAAAAAGGTTTCGTAAAGATCCCAAGCTATTCGTGCAGACGATCCTGAATGCGGAACCGGATGAGTGGCAGTCGGAGGTGATGCAGGCGGTCGCTGACGGTGATCGTGGTGTCAGCATCAGATCCGGGCACGGTGTAGGAAAGACGAGTTGTCTGTCATGGCTCGCCCTATGGTGGATCGCGGTGCATTACAATGCGAAGGTGGTCATAACCGCACCTACTTCCGCACAGCTACACGATGCTCTGCTGCCTGAAGCCAAGTCATGGCTCAAGCAGGCACCTGAAGGTTTTCGTGAAATGTTTAATATACGGGCAGACAGGATAGAACTCCTGGCTGATCCCGAAAGAAATTTTATCTCTGCAAGAACATCCAGAGCTGAAAAGCCGGATGCGCTGCAGGGTGTCCACGCAGAACACGTTCTCCTGATAGCAGACGAAGCGAGTGGTGTACCGGAACAGGTATACGAAGCAGCCGGTGGTTCCATGTCGGCACATCACGCCTCGATGGTATTAGCAGGGAACCCTGTTCGCTCGAGTGGCTACTTCTACGATACGTTCCACAAGCTGGAAGAACGGTGGTCTACATTTCATGTGTCGTGTGAAACAACGCCACGGGTGTCAGGTGAGTATATTGAAGAATGCAAACTGAGGTATGGTCCGGAGTCTAATACATACCGTGTGCGTGTTCTGGGAGAATTTCCCAAAGGTGATGACGATACGGTCATAAGTATGGAATTAGCGGAAGGTGCCATTACACGCGATGTGTTTCCAACAAAATTTGGTACGGTCGTGTGGGGCGTCGATGTAGCCAGGTTTGGTTCTGACGCATCTGCGCTTTGTAAGAGAAAGGGGAATTCCGTTACTGAATCCGTCAGATTGTGGCGCGGCCTGGATACAATGCAGCTTACTGGTGCGATCAAGGCTGAATATGATATCGCTGAAGAGAAACCCAAAGAGATATTTGTGGATGCTATCGGGTTGGGTGCAGGGGTAGCGGATAGACTCAGGGAATTGGGATTGCCAGCTTATGCGATCAACGTCAGCGAAAGTCCTGCTATGGGTGATGTATATCTGAATCTGAGGGCAGAGTTGTGGTATAAGGCGAAAGGATGGCTGGAAGGTCGCGATGTGCGATTACCTAAAGACTCGAGACTGAAATCCGAACTTACCACGTTACGATACACTTATACTTCGACGGGTAAACTGAAAATAGAATCAAAGGCAGATCTAAAGAAACGAGGGGTAGACAGTCCGGATGCTGCAGATGCTTTTGTATTGACCTTTTCGTCAGATGCTGGTACTGCTATAGGGGGAAGATCTGGAAGGCGTTTGGGTAAGTTGAAGAGAGATCTGGTAGGAATAGTCTAGGGGGTTCGGCTGTTAACTGGCGTGGCGGCCCAACTTAAATAAACAAAATGCTCTTGTATCGTCTTGATATAGCGTTGCCCCTAGACATCCTGTCATCAAAGAATGAGAATGTGGTTACATACCTCTATCAGCGTGGTTGAATTTGGCATATATAGACGAGGCTGAAACCGAAGCTGGGATCGGGATGACGGAGGAAGAACTGCAAACCACAGTTCGTTCCTACATCACAGACGCGATCCAGTACATAGACGACGATATCAGTCCGATTCGGGCTGAATCCACAAAGTACTACAAGGGCGATAGGTTCGGTAATGAAGTAGACGGGAGAAGCCAGGTAGTTAGTCGAGATGTGCGTGATTCCGTGCAAGCAGTATTGCCGTCCATGATGCGTGTGTTCTTTGGTTCNGAGAAAGTCGTGGAGTTCGTGCCACGTTCCGGTGAAGATATCGCGATGGCCGAACAGGCCACCGACTATCTGAATTATGTCATCCAACAGGACAACGAAGCCGTAGCTATTTTTTATAGCGTGTTCAAAGACGCGCTGATGAATAAGGGCGGTTTCGTAAAGTGGTGGTGGGATGATTCCATCGAAGTGCACACCCACACATTCGAGAATCTGGACGAAGGTGCGCTTGGCCTGATCTTGCAGGAAGATGGCGTCGAGGCTGTATCGGTGGAAGCACGGCCAGCTCCAGGCGTCAACGAGCAGCAGGCTCAAATGATGCAAGCGCAGGGTATGCCTGTACCGCAAATATACGATGTAGAGATCAAACGTCAGCGCAAACGCAATCGTGTAAAGATAGAAACAATGCCGCCGGAAGAATTTCTNGTGGANGCAGCAGCTACGAGTCTCGATGACGCGATGATNGTAGGACATAGGACAATGGCTACCGTGTCATCTCTGGTTGCTCTGGGTTACGACAGGAAAATGCTGGAAGAGCATCTGTCGGACGAAGTTGCGTTTACGGGTACGGATGAATATTGGGCACGATACAATGACCGCGCATCAATGAGTCCATTGTCAGCTTACGAACGCAGACGAGTACTTTACGTCGAAGCGTGGTGTTACATCGATTATGACGGTGACGGCATAGCCGAACTCAGGCGTGTCTGCACTGTGGGTGACGGCTATAAGGTCGTAAATAACGAGTCAGCGGACGAGATACCGTTCGCTATGTTCGCCTGTGACCCGGAACCTCATGTGTTTTTCGGATCTGATCTGGCCGATCTCACGAAAGATATTCAGAAAATCAAGTCAGCCGTACTGCGTGGTATGCTGGACAGCTTGAGTTTTGCGCTCTATCCCAGAACGGGTGTAGTAGAGGGCATGGTGGACATCGATGATGTGCTGAATCCGGAAGTCGGATCAATCATCAGGATGCGCCAGCCTGGCATGGTACAGCAGTTGGATGTGCCGTTCCTGGGGAAGGAAGCGTTCCCGATGGTGTCCTATCTGGATGACATGAAAGAATCACGCACCGGCCAGACGGCTGCATCCCAAGGCTTGGACCCCGATGTATTGCAATCCACAACTAGAGCTGCTGTAACCGCCACGATTCGTGGTGCCGAACAGCACCTGGAAATGATGGCTAGACTGTTTGCCGAGAATGGATTCAAACGTCTGTTTAAGGGATTACTCAGGCTTATCATTACACATCAGGACCGTGAGCGCGTAGTTCGCTTGCGTAACGAATGGGTGCCTGTAGATCCAAGGGTGTGGGATTCGTCTATGGATTGTACGGTGAATGTCGGACTAGGCTCCGGTATGACGGACGAACGTCTAGCTGTTCTGAATCAGGTTGTAGTCAGGCAAACGGAAGCGTTGGAGAAACTCGGACCTGACAATCCGCTTGTCGGTCTAGGCAACATCCGAAACACGTTAGCCAAGATGCTCGAGATCAGTGGTTACAAGGACACCGATCAGTTCTTTAAACCGTTGCCGGTAGATTGGACGCCACCGCCACCTGAACCACCGCCGCCGACTCCAGAAGAGTTGCTCGCGCAGGCTCAGATGGCAGATATCCAAGCTCGCACGGCAATCGATCAGCAGAAGTTGGAAGTAGATGTTATGAAGGCTCGACAGCTCGATGAACGAGAGAGTGTGCGTATTGCCGGTGATCTGGCGATACGGGAATTCACGGCTGAAGAGAAATTTGATAACGAGATAGACCTTGAAATTTTGAAGAAGAGATTAGAAGATGAATGAGTTGACTCGCGAACAGAAAGGGCTGCGAGCTGATGAGATACTGAAAGATCCTGTGTTCACCGAAGTTATCGAAACCGCAAGAGTCAGCATCGTTACACAATGGCATCTAACGGATCTGAACGAGGTGAANACTAGGGAAAATCTTTATATGCAGGGTCGCGGCCTCGATGAAGTCGTTCGTGGNCTTCGTACATTGGTCGCTGATTGGGCAGTAGAAAAGAAAAATAAATCTAAGAAACGGAGAAAATAGTGAGCGAAACAACAGTCACCAACCCAGCAGGGAGTGACCGTAAACGTCGCACTATGGACGAGATTTCAGATTCGTTCAATCAAATGCTCGTCGGAGAACCAGAAGAGCAACCCGAGCCGGTTGAGGCAGAGGACTCCCTGGAAGAGCAGGAAGTAGAATCCGAATTATCCGATGATTTGGATGAAGTGGATGAGTTCGCAGACGAGGAAGCTGACGAAGAACAATCCGAAGGCGAAGGTGCAACCTACCGTGTACTCGTAGACGGCAAAGAGATGCAAGTTCCGCTGGACGAACTCTTATCGGGCTACCANAGGGGATCGTCATTCACACAAAAGAGTCAGGCGTTGGCNGATGAGCGCAATGCGTTCGCTGACCAGCAAACGGCTCTGGGGCAGGAGCGTCAGACGTATGCGTCTGTGCTTCAGCAACTTCGGCAACAGATGGAAGCTGCCGCACAACCGAACATTGATTGGGATACGCTAGAGCGACAAGACCCCGTTCAATGGCTAAAGCTCAAGCAGATGGAGCGAGATCGGCAAGGGCAGATTCAAGCCGTGCAAGAGGAACAAGTGCGTATGCAGCAACTCCTACAGGGACAGCAATCTGAGGAACTGGAACAACGCCTTTCCCAGGAACGGACAATGGTGCTGGAAAAGATTCCTGAATGGTCCGACTCGGATCTTCAGGCCGATGAACAGCGAAAGCTGTTAGAGTATGGGAAAACACTAGGATTCAGTGACGAAGAATTGGGTCAGATTTACGACCATAGAGCATTGATCGCGTTACGGGATGCCTGGCGTTACAACCAACTCACCAACGGCGAGAAGGTCCAGGCGGCTAAATCGAAAATCGGAAGCGCAAAAGGTGGGAACAAGGAGACTTCCCAGAGGGTGCGCTCCCGTAAGCAGAAAGCTATGAGGCAAAAGCTGAAAACCACTGGAAAGGTGGACGATGCNGCAGCCTTGTTTGGTNCACTGCTTGCGGACTAACTAAAAGTTAAATTATGGCAGTTATTACTAACACGTTCACCACTTACGATGCCAAAGGGATCAGGGAGGATCTGAGTGATCTGATTGCGGATATTTCTCCGACAGCCACTCCCTTCCAGAGCAATATTGGCAGCCGTAGTGCAGAGAACACATATTTCGAGTGGCAAACGGACAGCCTTAGTTCTGCTTCCGCCACACCAGTAGTTGAAGGACAGGATCTGAGCAGCTATACGGCTGTTTCCGCCACCACGCGTCTGGGGAACTATTGTCAGATCAATATGCGCGATTTCATCATCTCTGGAACTGAGCAGAAAGTTATCAAGGCTGGTCGTTCTTCAGAGGTGGGATACCAAGCAGCAAAAACCGCGAAAGAGCTAAAGCGTGATGTTGAAACTGCTTGCCTGCTGAACGGAGTGGGTGCNGTTGTCGGTGGTACGTCAACAGCAAGAGTTACCTGTGGCTTCCCAGGCTGGTTGAAAACGAATGTTGTTGAAAACCAAGCGACCAAACCCAGCTACTCGGGTTCGGTTCCGACAGGTGCTTCGGAGGTGTGGAAGTCTTTCGACGTTCCTACGGCGTTTACTGAGGCGATGCTCAAGACCACGATGCAGTCGTGCTACGAGAATGGTGGCGAGCCTTCCATCTTGATGGTATCACCTTACAACAAGACTGTTGTAAGTGGATTCAGTGGAATCGCTTCTAGTCGCTACAATGTAGACGGTGCAGAGCCTTCCGTGATTATCGGTGCGGCTGACATTTATGTCAGTGATTTCGGTAATCTATCGGTTGTTCCTAACCGTTTCTTCACAGGAGTGATCGATGAAGGTGCAGGATCACTGTATAACAATTGGGCGTTCTTGATCGACCCAGATGAATTAAAACTGGCTACNCTTCGCCCGTATGGGATTGAGGCTTTAGCTAAGTCTGGGGATGCCGATAAGAGAATGGCATTGATCGAGTGGGGGCTTCAGGTTAACAACGAAGCAGCCCACGGTGTTGTTGCTGGCATTACTTCGGCGGCGGCATAACGGTAAACCTAGTGGGGTGGGGGCTTCGGCCCCTGCCCCCGATGGTNCCATANTATGAAACGCATACTCGATTATGACCCAGTAACCAAGGTTACGCAGTGGTATCATTATGATGATATCACAGGCAACATCAGCCTAGGGAATGTTCAGGATGTCACTGCTATTGTTGAACACAACAAGAGCATTTTCAATCAGGCAGATGAGCGTAAAACATGGAAGGGCGATACACACAAGGTGGCTTCTATACCAATGGTCATCTATCACCAACTCGCCAAGGCGTCGAACAACTTCAAGGACCAGAGGGTGATTAAACGCTGGCTGAACGATCCTGACAACAAGGTGTTCAGAACCAGGCCAGGACGAGTCTAGTGGCGATCACCACCTACGCAGA